TGAGTACTGCAAACATACTTTCAACTGTATGTGTGTCAGCTTCTCTTGCGTTTGGTCCTAATAGTATTTTTGCAATTTCATCCCAATCGTCTGCAACAACATTATCTCCGTTGTTAGGATCAACAATACCTTTTGTAGGGCTAAATTTATATCCACGGCCTCTTGCTAAACTTGATAACAATACTGCCCTGTCAGCACCTGTGTAATTCTCTGTTCCGCCACGCTTGGCTCCACGTTGTAGATTAGGATTATCTGTGAGCATAAAGTCTGTTTGAACAAAGCCGTTTGCAACATCACCCCTAATTGGAGTTTTAAAATGTACTTGAAGTCCTGCGTTAGCAACCCAACCTTGTGTGAAAGTTCTGCCCTTGTTCATAATTTCTAAATCAGGTATGCCTTGCTTTTGGCACCATGCAGTAAGTTTTGCAATTATTTCTTCTTTAGGTAATTCTCTTGTGTCAACATTGAGATCTAAATCGCCTGACGAGTTCTCTTCAAATGTTCCATCTTCTTTTGTCTTCTTGCCTGTTGTGCCAAGCATGTCTTCATCAATAAACTTAAAGCCGAATGTAGAATTAATCCAATCTATTGTTGGCTGCACATCAACTGTAGCAATGCGCTGTGTTAGTGGTGTTACTTCACCGCCATCGACTTTTTTAAATACGTTTCCGCCTTCGAATAAATTACTTGTCATTATTTTTGCTCTCTATAACTTTAGCGATTCCACGCTTGAACTTACGCGGATCTCCTGATTTAATTGAGTTAATAAATCTACGTTCAAGCTCACTTGCTGTTACATCATCGTAGTTAGCAGCAATCCTATTAAGAAGATTAATGCTACTTTCAATAATATTGCTAGCAGATGTCTCAATTTGTTTGTCACTACTATAAGTGGCACCTAGGCTGTTAAGTTCTTCTAATATGCTTCTTGTACGTTTTTTCATTGATCTACTCCGTATTGTATTTAGCGTTGTTATAAATATGAGTGTAATAGATGAAGGAGGGTATAATGACTATTTCAAACATGAGTTTCAAACAACGATCCTTACTTTTTGCTAAGTTATCTAGTATAGCATATAATAACATCAAAGAAGCAAAGAGTCAAGCAAAGAAACTAGGATTCACTACAACAGAGTTTTACGAGAAAGATGGAGCACAAGCATACCGCTTCATGAACAAAGACGATTTGGTAATTGCATGTCGTGGCACACAACCTAGCGAGTTTAATGATCTAAAAGCAGATCTAAAAGCTCTTCCGGTAATGGCAGAAACAGTAGGACGAGTACACATTGGATTTAAGACAGAGGTAGATGACCTCTGGCCAATGATTGAAGAAGATATTAATCGTAAGACTAATGTTACCAAAACACTTTGGTTTTGTGGACATAGTTTAGGAGCGGCCATGGCAACGATTATGGCAAGTAGAGCAAAGCATAACGTAGAACTAAACGATCCAGTCGAACTGTTCACATACGGTAGTCCACGTGTGGGTTGGAGAGAGTACTGCAACAGTTTAAATGTTATACATCACAGGTGGAAGAACAATAACGACATTGTCACTACTGTTCCTCTTGCTGTTATGGGATTTAAACATCACGGTACTCAGCATTACATTAATGCATACGGCAATGTTCGTAAGCCTACAGGCTGGCAGATGTTTAAAGACAGACTGCGCGGCATGTGGATGGGCATCAAGAAAGGTAAGATTGATAACTTTGGTGATCACTCGATGGTTGAGTACATCAAGCACATTGAAGCTGATCAAGACTAACCAAACAAACTGCTTACTGACTCTTCGTTAGTTATACGACGAATAGCTTCACCAAACAAAGGCGCGACACTTACCTGTCGTGTCTTTTTGCAGTTTTTAGGACAATGATCCTTTATTGTGTCTGCAACTACTAGTTCTGTGAGTACACTCTTCTCAACTTTATTACATGCTTCGCCTGATAATACACCGTGTGTAATATATGCACGAACTGATAATGCGCCTGCATCCATAATAGCTTTGGCTGCGTTGCATAGTGTGCCGCCACTGTCAATAATGTCATCAACTAGAATAGCGTGTTTGCCTTTAACATCGCCGATCAAGTTCATAACTTCACTCTTCCCTGCTTCAGGACGCATCTTATCTACAATAGCAATGTCTGCGTGGAACATGTCTGCAAACTTCCTAGCACGAACAACACCGCCTGCATCAGGACTTACAAATACAGTACCATCTTCAATAATAACATTACGTTTAATGTCTTTAGCAAATACTAAACGGCTTGTTAAGTCATCAACTGGAATATCAAAGAAGCCTTGAATCTGTCCTGCGTGTAAGTCCATTGTAAGCACTCTATCTGCGCCTGATGTTGTAAGCAAGTTAGCAACTAGTTTTGCTGTTATAGGCGTCCTACTTGCACTCTTACGATCCTGTCTAGCATATCCAAAATACGGTACAACTGCTGTAATGCGTTTAGCACTTGAACGCTTGGCAGCGTCAATCATAATTAACAGTTCCATTAAACTATCATTAACAGGAGTTGATGTACTTTGTATAATAAACACATCCTCTCCACGGATATTATCTAAAAACTCTACGCTTATTTCGCCATCGGCAAATGTACTAATTTTAGTTGGCAGTAGCGGAGCAAACGAATAGTCTGCAATTTCTTGTGCAAGGGTGGGGTTTGCATTACCTGCTATTATTTTCATTTTCAATCGTAGTCCTTTCTAATGTTATTGTTATAGTTAATGGATTGATTGATCAAACCAAGTTGAGTGTCGTTATTGTCTGCGGTGTAGAGTAGTGCATTCATATCTTTAGGAAAACAGTGTCCGCCGTAGCCTCGCATTTCTGTTACTGTTATGTGACTGTCTCCGATACGCGGATCCATTCCTACTCCGATAGCAACTGGATCATAATCTATACCTGCTGCTTTGCACAAGTCATACATTTGATTAAAGAACGTTACTTTGGTTGCTAGGAATGCATTACGGAAATACTTTGTTAGGATTAGTTCTGCAACACTTGCATTGGTAACACTAATGTCTCCCATAGCATCAATAAACAACTGCGCCCAGAAGCCTACGTTGTCACCGCCCATCATAAATTGTTTTGTGTTGGCAAAGTCTTCTAGTGCTGTTGCTGCACGTAAGAACTCTGGACTAAATGTAAGATTAGATTTGATAAATTCTGTACGAATTATATCCCATCCTTCTAAACTAATTGTACTTTTAATTAGTATTGGCACTGGCGGCGAATTACTAACTATATCGTACACATTACTATAGTCACACGACCCGTCATCATTGGCTGGTGTACTTACACAAATAATAATTGCGTCTGCGTGTTGCAAGTCTGCGTAGTGACCAAGTGCTGGGTCTCTAATTAATATCTCGTGATAGTCTTTCAGTGCTGCTTCGTGAGCCTGTCCAACATATCCGTATCCTGCGATTCCTATCTTCATAGTGTATCCTGTGTTTGTATACTTTTAATTATACACTCATCGAGCTGTATGTCAAGAGAAAAGGCTGTGTCGTCGAACACAACCTTCCCATTTAGTTTAGAATCCGTTTGGTACTAATACATAGTGTATTGCTAATACAATAGCTACACTTGCACCTAGTCCTATCATCATCTTCTGAAAGTCTCGTGCTACCAAAGGAAACACACTTTTAAACTTCATCTTGCCTGTGAAGCTCGCAATAGCAAGTTCACGTCCTGCAAGCATACCAACGAACACCCAAGTAGTTGACATAGGTATATCGTTCAGCTCTTTGAAGAAGTATAAGCATAGCCAGTAGAACAAATCAATTAGTGTAGCACTACGCACATATCGTGTGTTATGTTTCTCTAGTACAATCGATTGTATCTTGCCTCCTCGTTCCCTAAACATAAAGAACAAGCCAATTACAAATACTGCACTGACTAAGAACATTAAGTCTAGTGGTACTTCACGTGGAAGGAACACTGCGATGTTAGCCATGTCATGTGACAACCAAGTCCACCACAAGCCTCCTGTTGCTAGCCATTGTGCTACTCGCCAATAGTCTTTGTGTTCTTCTTTGACTGGAGCAGTTTCGTCCATCCATCTGCTTATAACATACCATGCTCCGTATGCGAACAGTGCCGCAATGCCATAGCCCATTATACTTTTCATAAGCATCTTCTCTAATACAAATGTACTTGCGAAAGCACTTAGTACTAAGAAGCTAGTTGATACAGGCACGCCATAACGTGTTAGTATAACAAGTATGCCTGGTGCCATAGCATGATACCATTGTACCTCTTGCCATGGGATCTTGTTTAGTCTGCCGTAACTGATGTCACCGCCGTTTACTGTCCAACCATACCACAAGGTTGCAAGTAATACTGCACTTGCCGCTCCCCATAATACTTTATAGTTGAATCTCTCATTGTTTGATG